GGAACAAAGGTTCATTAGAACTGGAGAATGGATCTAAAATCTTTGCGGCATCAACTTCTGCATCATCTGTTCGAGGTAGTACTTATAATATTATATTTTTGGACGAATTTGCTTTCGTACCAAATCAAGTTGCCGATTCTTTCTTCAGTTCTGTATATCCTACTATTACATCAGGAAAATCATCAAAAGTTATTATTGTCAGCACACCAAAAGGATTAAATCATTTTTATAAATTATGGGATGAAGCGAAGAAAAAAATAAACAGTTATATCCCAATTGAAGTATTTTGGACCGATGTTCCTGGTCGTGATGAGGAATTTAAGAAAACCACAATCGCCAACACGAGCGAAAGTCAATGGAGACAGGAATTTGAATGCGAATTCTTGGGATCTGTAGATACATTGATTTCGGGCGCAAAGCTAGCAACTTTAGTACAACAAAGACCAAAAACATCAAATGCTGGATTAGATGTATATGAAGATCCAATAGAAGATCATCAGTATGTAATTACCATAGATGTGGCAAGAGGAGTAGAAATTGATTACTCTGCATTTGTAGTATTTGATATTACAACATTTCCATATAAGGCAGTTGCAAAATATAGAAATAATGATATCAAACCAATGATGTTTCCATATGTAATAAGAGAATCTGGAAGGGCATATAATAATGCTTACTTATTATGTGAAGTTAATGATGTTGGCGATCAAGTTGCTTCAATTTTACAATATGAGTTGGAATATCCAAATGTATTGATGTGCTCACAAAAAGGAAGAGCAGGACAAGTTGTTGGGCATGGATTTTCCGGTAAAAAAACTCAATTGGGAGTAAAAATGTCAAGAGCAGTCAAAAAAGTTGGCTGTTTAAATTTAAAGACAATTATAGAAGATGAGAAATTAGTTTTTAATGATTATGATCTTATATCAGAATTAACTACATTTGTACAAAAAAATGGATCATTTGAAGCAGAGGAAGGATGCCATGACGACCTTGCAATGTGTTTAGTAATTTTTGCCTGGTTAATTTGCCAAGATTATTTTAAAGAATTAACTGATAATGACGTAAGAAAGCGGTTATATGAAGAAAAACAAGATCAACTAGAACAGGACATGGCACCATTTGGATTCTTTTCAGATGGAATAACTGATGATTCCTCATTTGTAGATAATGAAGGAACAGTATGGAAGACTGATGAGTATGGAGATATGTCTTATATGTGGCAATATAACTTTTGAAACGAAAATGCATATTTTGCTAAATATTTTTTAGATAAACTGAGATCTCAGGAGAAAAAATAATGGCGACTCCTCAATTGTCTCCCGGTATAATTAGCCGTGAGGTTGATTTAACTGTTGGAAGAGCTGACAATATTCTTAACAACATTGGAGCGATAGCAGGTCCATTCACAACTGGTCCAGTTGATGAAGTTACTGACATTACCACAGAACAAGGATTAATCAACGTATTTGGAACACCACAGACTACTGATGGTCAATATGAATACTGGATGAGTGCATCTAGCTATCTTTCTTATGGTGGAGCACTTAAAGTAGTAAGAACTGGTGGTGCAAATTTAAGAAACTCTGCTGCAACTGGAATAACAACCACTTCCAGTAATGCAATTGGAATTGGCTCAACTAATACTATAATAAACAATTATCAAGATTATAACGATAAGTTTGCTGAGGCTGCTAGTGCAAGCTGGTCATTTGCCGCAAGATATCCAGGCACATATTTCGATGGCGTTAAAGTTGCAATTATTGACAACTATGCAGACCAAACAGTAGGTATTGCAACTACTATAGCATCAAACAATGGTGTAGCTGTCGGTGCAGCAGTAACCACAGCAATTACCAACACTGCGTTACCTGGAATAACTACAACTTCATTTACTGGTTACGTAAAGGGAATTGTAGTTGGATATACAACTTCAATAGATGCGGCAACAACTAGTGTTGACATAAAAATCATATCTAGAGTTTCCAGTACAGGAACAGAAACTCTTATTGACTATGCAGAAAGCGCAAGAGGAAATTCATTCTTTGCTTCTGATAGTATTAAATTTGCTTCTGGAAATGCAATCACTGCTGCAACTGCTGTAGATTGGTATAACCAGCAGACAATTGGATCTAGCTATGGTACTACATACTGGAAATCAATTGCACCAAAACCAGTAGCTACAAACTATGCACTAGAAAGAAATGGCGATAATGATGCAATTCATATTGCAGTAATTGATGATAGTGGTTCAATTACTGGCATAAGAGGAAATCTATTAGAGAAACACCTATTTTTATCAAAGGCAACTGATGCAGTTTCTAATGTAAACTCACCACAAAAGATATGGTGGAGAAATTATCTTGCATTATATTCTTCTTACATTTATGCTGGTAACTTGCAGCCAACTACCACAGGTGGATTTGTTGTAACTAATGGATCTACTTCCACCAATACAGCAACAAATAAACTATGGAATCAAGATGCACTAAATGTGACCTTCAATTCAATTGGAAATCAAACAGTTACCCTAGGTAGTGGAGCAGATTATTCTGCAAATGGTGGACTTGCTGCAACTTCAGGTAGTCTCTATACTTCATATCAATTGTTTGCAAATAAAGACAATGTTCCTGTTGATTACCTAATCATGGGACCAGGACTTTCCAATGAAGTAGATACTCAAGCTAAGGCAATTCAATTGATCTCAATTGCAAATGAAAGAAAAGATTGTATTGCTTTCATCTCTCCACATAGAGGAAACGTAATTGGGTTGACCGATACCACAACTCAGACTAACAACATAGTCAGATTCTTCAATGGAATAATATCATCTTCATATGCAGTATTTGAATCTGGATATAAGTATACTTATGATAGATTCAATAACTTGTTCAGATACATTCCATGTAATGCTGATGTTGCTGGATTAATGGTCAGAACTGCAATTAATGCATATCCATGGTTCTCTCCTGCTGGACAAGAAAGAGGAGTTCTTAATAATGCAATTAAACTTGCATATTCTCCAAATAAAGCACAAAGAGACACTCTATATTCAGCTAGAGTAAATTCCATCATCAATCAAACTGGAACTGGAATCATTCTATATGGAGACAAAACCGCATTATCTTATGCATCTGCTTTTGATAGAATCAATGTTCGTGCATTGTTCTTAACCATCGAACAGGCATTAGAAAGAACTGGTCAAGCTCAGCTATTCCAACTCAATGATTCAATAACAAGATCAAACTTTGTTAATATCGTTGAGCCATATCTTCGTGACGTACAGGCAAAACGTGGATTGTATGATTTTAGAGTCATATGTGATGAATCTAATAACACTCCTGATATTATAGATAATAATGAATTTAGAGCTGATATTTTCCTCAAGCCAACAAAGTCTATTAATTATGTCACCCTGACATTTGTTGCTACCAGAACTGGAGTCAGTTTTGAGGAAGTTACAGGTAGAGTATGATAATTATTAACTAACAAAAGGAGAATTTACAGATGTCTACTTTAAGAACTATTACTGGATTTAAATCAAAACTAGCGGGTGGCGGCGCTAGATCCAATCTATTTGAAGTACAAATTCCAACTTTACCTGCTTCGGTAACTGGATGGGATGCTGAAACTTTTAGTTTTTTATGTAAAACCGCAGCTCTACCAGCATCTAATATAGGTTCTGTTGATATTCCATTTAGGGGTCGTACATTAAAAGTTGCTGGTGACAGAACATTTGACCCATGGACAGTAACCATTATTAACGATGAAAACTTTAAATTAAGAATAGCATTTGAACAATGGGCAAACCAAATTAATAAACTTGAAAATGCAACTGGTACCACAAATCCAGCTACATATATGCAAAATGCATTCGTACATCAACTTGGTAGAGGAGCAAATATTGGAAGAGAATCCAAAACAAATGATTCCGCATCAGCAAATGGGGCCACAATTCCACCACTAAGATCATATAAATTTTATGACATTTTTCCAACTAGTGTTGGTCAAATTGATCTATCATATGACAGTGCAGATGAAATTGAAACCTATACAGTAGAATTCCAAGTTCAATACTGGACAGCAGGCGAATCAACTGGTGGAAATGGTGCTGGTGGCGGAGATCAAACCGGAATAGTAATTAGCTGATAAATAGTACAGATAAGATAAATTAATAATGGCAAAATTATTTGGATTTTCAATAGAAGAAGATGATGCGTTGTCTCCATCTACATTGTCCCCCATTCCTCGTAATAACGAGGATGGGGTTGATCACTATTTAACCAGTGGTTTTTTTGGTTCGTATGTAGATATAGAGGGTGTATATAGAACAGAATTTGATTTAATAAAAAGATATAGAGAAATGTCACTTCATCCAGAAGTAGACACAGCAATTGAACATATTGTAAATGAAGCTATTGTTTCTGATACTAATGATTCTCCGATTCAAATTGAATTATCCAATTTAAATGCAAGTGACGGAATAAAGCAAAAAATAAGAGAAGAGTTTAAATATATTCTAGAGCTATTAGATTTTGATAAAAAATCTCACGAAATTTATAGAAATTGGTACATTGACGGAAGACTATACTATCATAAAGTAATTGATTTAAAAAATCCAACTGCTGGCATACAGGAGTTAAGATATATTGATGCAATGAAAATGCGTTATGTGAGGCAGGAAAAGAAAAATAAAAAAAACCAAGAAGGATATACAACAAGAAAAGGACTATATGGAGAACAAAATCCATTAGACTTCAAATTTCCAGAGATTGAAGAATACTTCATATATGATCCAAAATCATCATATCCTATTGGTGGTGGAGTAAAGGATATTCCAGGTGCGGCAAATGATAAGGGAGTCAAAATTGCAAAAGATGCCATTACATATTGTACATCTGGACTAGTAGACAGAAATAAAGGAACTACTCTTTCTTATTTAAATAAGGCAATCAAATCAGTCAATCAATTAAGAATGATTGAGGATTCTTTGGTTATTTACAGACTATCTAGAGCACCAGAAAGAAGAATTTTTTATATTGATGTTGGCAATCTACCTAAAGTTAAGGCTGAACAGTATCTTCGTGACGTTATGATGCGTTATCGTAACAAACTTGTTTATGATGCATCAACTGGAGAAATAAGAGACGATAAAAAATTCATGAGTATGCTAGAAGATTTCTGGCTACCAAGAAGAGAAGGCGGAAGAGGAACTGAAATTAGCACTCTTCCAGGTGGACAAAACCTAGGAGAAATCACAGATATTAATTATTTCCAAAAGAAATTATACGAATCTCTAAATGTTCCAGCGTCTAGAGTTGCTGGAGATGGAGGATTTAATTTGGGTAGATCATCTGAAATTCTTAGGGATGAGGTAATGTTTAGCAAATTTGTTGGAAGACTTAGAAAGAGATTTTCAACAATGTTTAGCGATATGCTAAAAACTCAACTTATTCTTAAAAATATAATTACTCCAGAAGATTGGAAGGCAATGAGTGAGCATATTCAGTACGATTTTCTATATGATAATCATTTTGCTGAATTAAAAGAATCTGAACTATTAACCGAACGTTTAAACATGGTATCTCTAGCAGAACCTTATGTTGGAAAATATTTCTCACAAGATTATCTGAGAAGAAAAATACTACGACAAACCGATCAGGAAATAGTAGAACAAAATATAATAATGAAAAAAGAAATAGAAGATGGTATTATTCCAGATCCAAATGAGCCAATAGATCCCCAAACTGGTATGCCAATGTCAGATGCAGGTGGAATGACAGATACAGGAACCAATATCAATGGAGATTCTGGGAAGGTCCCAATAAACCCAGAACCATCAGAAAAAGCAGTTGAAATGCCCAAGGGCGGAATAATCTAAATAGAGTATAATTTATATTAAAAATTATGGAAGAATTACTAGATATGATCGTCACTGACGAATCCCCATCAAAAATTAGCGATAGAATTAAAGATATTTTATATGCAAAATCAGCAGATAAAATAGATCAAATTAAACCACATGTTGCAGCGAGTCTTTTTAGTGGAGATGAATGATGGCAATAAAAATTTTATCCCCAGAAATTAATGTTGGAGTAAGCACAACAGTTTATGATGCATCTGTTGTTCGTTTATATAACAGTTCTGGTAGCGTTGGAGTTGTTACAAGAACCGACTCCAGTTCAAATGTTATCGGTAACTTCACAATGTATGGCGGAGAAGTCATATATGCACAAAAAGATTATTCAGACAAATTCATAGGTCCAACGACAGTAAAGGCAGTTAAAGTAGCATACGGTAACTAAATGGCTCAATTCAGCAAGTATTACAACGATTATTTACCACAGGAAAAAACCAATTTTGAAGTTGTTATGGTTGCTGATGCAGCTGGAAATGTGATAGATGGATCAACATCATCATTAGCAGTTTCTTTAGGTGGTACAAATTTAGATGCATTTGGTAGATTGAGAGTATCAACACCATTAACATTATTCGATTCATCCCATAGATATCGTGATAATAATTTATGGTCTACAATTGCAATTGGAGCCGGGACAACACATTCATTTAATCAAAATCAAGGTTTAGTTGAGCTAACCGTTGGTGTAGGTAGCACTGCATCTATTATAAGAGAAACAAAAAAAGTATTTTCATATCAACCAGGAAAAAGCTTGGCAACATATAATACTTTTGTATTAAATCCACCAAAACAAAATTTGAGGCAAAGAGTAGGCTATTTTGGTGCTGACAATGGAATTTATTTGGAATTAGATGGAGCAACTGGAAATACTTTATATCTCGTAGAAAGAAGTATAGTTAGTGGAATTACTTCAGAAACTAGAGTCGCTCAATCTGATTGGAATGTGGATACATTATTAGGAACAGGAATATCTGAACTTACACTAGATATCACAAAGGCACAAATTTTATGGATGGACATTGAATGGTTGGGACTTGGAACAGTAAGAGCTGGATTTGTAATTAATGGTAAATTTATTCACTGCCATTCATTTCATCATGCAAATATTATAAATTCTACTTACATTTCAACTGCATCTTTACCACTAAGATATGAAATAACTAACAC